TAATTTTTGAAACTTTATCTAAAGCTGTTTCTGTAGGTCCTGATGGTGTTACACCAGTAGGTGCTTGAAAAGGTATATTAGTTATTTCACTACCTTGTGATTTAGTTTCAAACTGACCTGTTTGCTCATTAAATGTTGTAGTATACTCTCCAGGTGTTTCTCTAATAAGTTGCTGTGTTTGTTCTCCAATATTAGTATCACCTGCTAATTTCGTTTCTTGTTTTTTTTCGTACGCTTCAAAATCAGTGGTATTAATTTTAGGTGCAGTTGTTTCCATTGCATCTTTATATTCGTATTCACCTGTTGCTGGATTTCTAACTAGTTGTAATACCATTATTCTTTATTCCGTCTGTTCGCCTCTTCTAGGTTGAGTATTTGCCGCACTAAAGCCAGCTTCCCCTGGCATCGATACATTACCTGTTCCGATGTTGCCACCTCCAACTCCTGTTGGATCTGTTGGCGAAGCTCCTGTAGGTACTGGGCCAGTCTGTCCCATTTCACTTTGTCCTCCAGCAGCGGCTGTATTGTTTTGATTTCCATTTGCCATCCCCATTATTTGTGCATAGATCGCAGCTTTTTCTGGATCATTAATTAATTGATCTGGATCAATATCTAAAGATTTAGCTATTTCAGTTAAACATGTATGCCATCTAACAAACGGTGCAAGTGCAGGATTAGATGCAGTTTGCATGAATGTCATTAATCTTTGAGATCTAACTTCTTTCTGCATTAGAGAAGAAGTTCCTTGTGCTTTGATTTCTAGATCACCTTTGATATGTGGAGTATCTTCATTAAATTGCATGTTCCAATAAAATAATGATTCTCCTAGGGGCTTTAATAAATAGTCATCAATATTTTTGATAACTGTTTTAATACTTAATGCTGCTGCACCCATAAGCATTGACATGCCTGATGCAGTTCTTGTTGTAGACTGTACACCTGTTGCTCCATGTGAATATGATGGAATACCAGTTGCTTCATCTGCAATCTGTCTAAACTTGTCAAACATTTGTAAATTTTCATAAGCTGTATTAGGAAACTTAACTCCATGTATAGCTTGTCCTGTTTGACCACTTTGTCTTCTAAATATTTTACCAGGAAATACTTTCATATCCTGACCTGGTACTAGCATTGTTTCATCAACATCAAATACTAAATTACCAGCTAGTGCTAAGTTATCAATAGCCATTCTTGCATGACCATTCATAACTAATTGTGAGTATTCCATATTCTCAGGAATACCTACACCAAAAAATTGATAAGGGTTTAATTCATATGGACATACTAAATATGGTATTCTATTTGGTATAAATGGATTTTCTACCATTCTTAAAACTTTATTACCACATATCCATGCATTAATAGATATTACTTCAGCTGTGCTTTCGTACTCTAAACCACATTCATCTGCAGTTTTTTTATCTATTATACCCCAATATTCTAAAACTTCAAATCTATTTTTATAAATACTTTGTATATTTTCTCTATCATAAAGAGATGATTCAAAACCTCTTGTTTGATAATTAGGACCCATCTCTAAACACTCTTGCACTGCTTCAGCATTAAACATAGGTTTATCCATTAAATCTTGAAACTGTTGTTTATTGTAAGAATGTCTTTGAATAACATAATCACAATCATTCATATTAGTTGCGTTTGGATCTGGATAAAAATCCCAACACGATACTGCTTCTATTGATGGTACAGTTTTAACTTTTTTAACTCTAATATTTATTTCATTACCTTCATCATCTTCTGCACTATCAAATGAATTATATTCTTTTAAATCTGTAAAAGGTCCTTTTAATATTCCTGTACCAAGTAATGCCATTTCAAAAAATACATGACGCATAATTGTGATAGCTCTACTTTCTTCTAATTGATCATGCAATAATTTTTGCATTGCTTCTGCAGCTTTTCTTGCTGGTTCTATTTGTGGTTCACCAGCTGGGGCAGGACCATCAGTAAATCCTAAATTAGAGTATTCCTGTGCAACATTTTTCATTAACTCATCAGCAGTTGCTCCTGGTGGCATCATTCTTCCATCACCATTAAAACCATATGGACTTATAGGTTCTTGTGGCTGAGGCTGTTGTTGCTGCTGTTTTAGATGTGCTCTTTCTGCAATATCTTCTGGTACAGAAGTTGGCATTACACCTAATGGAAATTTACCTTGTGAAAATAAAACTTCTATGATTTGTCCAAACGAAGCAAGGACTTTAGTCTTTGTTACTTTAACAAAAACTCTAGACCTTTCGTTTTCACGAAAAGCCATTTCAGGTCCGTATATCCCTCTATAGTTTCTATAAGCCTTTAACCATCTTTTTTCATCGTATACTTTTGATGTTTCAGCTTGTTGAAATCTACTTCTTATAAAACCGACAAGAGGATTACCCTCAGCTTCATAGCCGCCATTTTTAGTTTTATCTTCTTCCATTTAGCTTAGTAATCTCTTTCTTCAGCCATTCTAAAGATTGCTGGGTCTACTTTTGATTTTGATTTACCTTTAGCATCATTACCATCACCGCTTGTAGCTCCTTGATTCACTTTTGAATTAGGATCTATTTGCATAGGATCATTTGGTCTTTTAGGTGCATCAGGTGCAAGTTCCCCCTGTTTATATCTTTGCATCATGTTACTTGTCTCCTCCATTTAATAAGTCTTTCTCTCCGTAATCTTTACCTTTTTTAAAAGTACTTTTTACTGAAGATATAACTTTTTTAGCTTTTGTTTTATATTTTTCCATAACCATGTTATGGGCTTCTTTTAAACCAGCAGTAACTTTAGGAATAAAGCCACTCGGTTTTCCTAACTTATTATCATCCATGATTAGTAATCCTTTTCATCAGCCATTTTAAACAATGACTCTTGAACATGCTCTGCTCCAGGTTTACTTGGAACATCTGGATCATATTCAAACTCTTGATACTTTTTAGGTGCATGTTGAGAAAAGTCAATATTAGTATGCTCCCTGTTTGGCTGTTTGCCATCAGGACCATCACTTAATTGACCTTGCTTAACTTTTGCTTTTGGATCAAATTTAGTTTCCATGTTGTCTCCTATAATTTAAGTTTTTTTATTGCTAAAACATTCTTGGTAGGTATGGTTGTATAACCACCGCCTTGTTTTATATCTCCATTATCTTCAAAACTAAAATCTGCCATTACAACTGTTGTTGTTGAATTTTCATTTATCAGCCACCCAACACTACAGCATATTGCTGTTTTAGATTTTTTGATATCAATTAGATCAGTCCAATTAGTTTCACCAATAATGTCTTCCCAATAAATCCTTACTAAGGGATAGGGGAAATCTTTTTTATTTATTTCTGGTATTTTTCTTTTTTTTGACACCTTTTAATTTTCCAGAATTTTCCATAGCATAGAAAACAGACTGGCCTTTTTTCTTGCCATACTGTTTTACCATTGCCTTTTTAATTTTTTTACCTTTTTTATTTAGTGGCATTAGTATCCAAATTTATTATCTACCATATGATAGCTATCTTGAACTGATGATAATCTAAACCTTGCTGCATATTTAGGATGTGTAGGTCTACTCATACATCCATATCTTAATGCATCGTATGCATGATCTTCTGCATTTGTATCAACATCTTCAGGATTCTTATCATCCGTGGGTAATGTTCCTAAAGTTCTAATTAAATTTCTACAATTTTTAAAAATTCTTATACCTGGTACTTTATCTTCACCTACTCGTAATCTCTTGTGAACTTCTAACTTACCATTAATTCTACTCTTTGGAGATCTATCTGATGGTCTCCATCTACAACCTTGTTGTATCATTGTCTCTGCAATACTAGGACCAACATCACCTCTCTTAGCCCATGTACTAACATCTAATACACCGTAGTGTATATACTCACCTTTTTCTAAATTAAGGACTTGTCGTGCGAAATAATCTGCTGTAACCTTTTTGGTATACAATTCTCTATAGATCCAGATATTGTTATCATAATCAATAGCAAACCAAAGGACACAAGCAGGAGAACTGTAACCCCAATCAGCAGCACGAAATTTATACCAACTACGAGGTATCTCAAAAGGTTCGACCACGTGAGTTGATTTACTAAATTCTGGAAACTCTGAGTCTTCATATGCATCCCAATCTCCATCTAAAAATTGTTTTCGTTGTACTTCAGGTAATGATGCAAGCATGATGTAATAATCATCAGTTTGCATTAGATAGGGATTGTCTTGTAACTTTGCAGGAATAAACCTACGGGTAATATATTTTTTACCGTTAGGTGTATCTATCCCTACATCAAAAGCCGTATTGGGTTCTGCTGGTTCTACGAACATTTCTCTTACCCATTGTGAACCAACGTTACCTGGATTACCCGTTGCTCTTAAGTATACTGGTATTTCAGGATCTACACTTCTAAGTGATGATCTTAAAAAGTTATATATATCTGGCGAAGGATATTGTGGAAGTTCGTCTATTCCTATCCATGTGTATGATTGACCTTGGTATCTTAAAACATCCGTCATGTTTTCTGCGTAACCAAACTCTATCTTTGCCCCTGATGGGAATCGCCACTCTTTTTCTTGCTCTCTCCATTTTGCTCCTGGAAATGCTTTCGAGTATAATAGTTGAGACTTTTGAATTAAGTCTCTTAACTCTGGCATTGTCCTTCTTATTAGGAGTGCTCTGTGATTAGCTTTGGAACAATATCGAAGCGGATCAACTAGCATCGCATATGACTTACCACCGCCTCTTGCCCCACCATAAAATACTTCTCTTTCAGAAGCTGCAAGGAATTGTGTCTGTGGACCTTCATTAGGTTTAAAGATCACCTCTTGCTGATTTATGTGCTCTTTTACGTTTTTAGGAGCACTCTCGATTATGTCTTCCGTAAGTAGTTGAGTCTCTTTTCCTTTTAAAGACTTATCTATAGTTAACAGTTTATTTTTAATATTTTCTGCTGACTGTTTGGCAGATCTTAGAGATTGTTCTGCCTTTGCAACTTTCTTACGACTGCGAGCTAGAATCTGTTGTGTTGACTTCTTGGCTTTCTTTTGAATTATCTTCTTGGGTTTCGGAGGTTGTATTTCTTGCAAGTCTTTTTTTAAGTCCGACATGTGATATGTATCTTCCTGTTTTTCTATGTAGCCAAGATGCTGTCTCTCTTAGTGAGCAAGTCTTTGAATATTCTCTTGCTTGACCCAGAGCATCTAATTCTTCTTTGATGGGTTCTAAATAATTTGGATCACTAGATTGTTTAAAACCAAATGGTATTGTTCTAGCTCTCTTTTTTATTTTTATCGGTTCCATCTTTTGCTGGTAATATAAATATACCGTGCAGAGCTTTCATGTTAATATCTAATTGATCCTTTTTAACAATACCTACTCTGTCTAGTATTGAGTTAGCGGCTGCTAGACGAATACTTGCCTGTGGAGTAGTGCCGTCTTCATCTAGTAAGGCGATTAACCTATTAGCCGCTTGTGCAGAGTGTGTAGATAAATGAGTCTCCGCTAATTCTGTAATCTCTTTTTTCAAATTCCTAATTACTTTAGGATAAGAATGGGAGGAATATCCTGCCAATCTTGCTGCTTCTCTTGGATTTCCCTTCGCTTCTGCGAACAATACGTCTAGAAACTTTTCCTGCATATCTGTTAAGTTTCTCTTTTGAGTTTTTGTTATAGAAGAATCCATGTTTTGCATTTATTAATTCCATTATCTCACCAAATGGGAGATCTTTTACTAGTTTTTTGTTAAGTTCTGTCATTTTATATGTTTTATTTGTGATGACCCTGTTTGTGTGTTAATTATGTGTGTCTGTGTGTCCCTTAAATAAAACATATAAATACATTATAGTGCTTATATGCAATTTTGTCAAGTATTATTTTTAAAAAATTACATCTGCGACATTATTGTAGTAGACAAAATTGAAATAGGGGTGTATAATGTTCATAGGAACCCCAGGGGGGCCTTTACACCTATCCTATTCTTATTTTTAGAAGTACCCCCTAGGGTATTCCTAGGGATATTGTCGGAATATTAGGCCCTGAAATATGGCCCAGAGTTGGTTAACAAGGACTTTGGAGATTTTCTGGTAATGGTATATATATGGTATATACATACCCCCCTGTCCCCTGCGTATACCCCCTGCAAAATTTAGTTTTATTTTACAGAATAGCAAAGGTAACCCAAAAATATTGTCAGGGGTTACCCTAAAATTAATTTAAGTTTTTTTTGGTTACCACTTGAGGAGAGATTGGGGGGTGTAAATTTTTGTAACTAATAACCCCCCTGTGAACCACTAAATTTATTTTTTATGACACGCAAAAAAAACCCCCCGTATTTCTACAGGGGGTTTATTAAAATCTAGCTTAGAGGGTTAAGCTGATTTTTCTGTTATCTCATCAGCTAAATTAATTTCATACTTACTGAAAGTATCTCTAATCAAATTGAAATCAATCAAGCTAAATGATCCAATAACGCCAGCGTCCTCATCTGATATTTTTTCTAATATCTTTTCAGGTTTTTTGCTCTCACAAATATTTTGCAAATTTTCTAAAATGCTTAAAGCCTCTTTTAAACTTTTAGAAATATTTACAGTATTTTTGGCATTTGGTCTTTTAGTTGTCGGATATTCTGCTGACCATATTTTATTAATGGTACTAGGCACAATCTCAACTAATTCTTCAGAAGTGTTTTTTACTTTTTTCTTACCACCCTTTTGACCTTTTTTAGATTGTTCAATGAATGGTGTAGCCACTTTATCCATTACTAAAATTTCATTGTCTTTAGTAATATCAAATTGTTGTGGCTTTGAGTACATCATTATTGCTAATCTAACTGCCATTGTGATTGAAACCTCAAAATTTTGGTTAAGGTCTTTTTTTCTGTCATAACTTGCTAAATTATAACAATGACCTCTCAAAAATTTCATTGTGTTCCAATCAGCTATCTCAACTTTTCCTGAGTTAATTTCTGTCATTAAAGTTTTAATAGCTTTAGCCATTTGAGGTACTACGACTGAGGTTAAGTTGTTAGTAATATTTTTTGCTTTAAATAATACTTTTCTTAATTCCTCATTTGATTTTAATGACTCCATAAAATTTTGATCTTTTATTTCCTCATTAGCCTCAATTACATTTTTTGCTTTTTTGCTCATTTTGTTTTTTCCTTTTCTATGATTAATCTTTAATGAATTGCCATTAAATTTAAAATTAATCATTACTATTCTTAAACTATTTATTTTTTTATTGCAACTCATTTGTGAGATTATTTTTTAGTTAAATGATTTAACTTGTATATTTCTGTCGCACCTGAACAAACCTAGAACAAATTGTGGCTTAATTGTGTTATGTGTTTTTTGCATAGCTTGACCCTCTTAGCTATGCGTTTGACACATACCTCTTTTAGTTGTATTATTAATAATAAAAAATAAAAAAAGGAATAAAAAAATATGAATACAATTTTATATATTGGAATAGCTTTTATATTAATTGGCTTTGTTGGTTTTATAATTTGTGAAATAAAAATATCACAATTAGATAGAGAATTATATAGACAAAAACAATTAGATAAAA